GAACACTACTTGGCTATTAGTAATAAAGCCTTCAACCATGAACAACGATGAAAAGACAACACGAACAGGTTGAGAGATCAAAAACGCACTGTTGCTCATGTTTCCAGTTAAAAAGTTGTTAAGACGTGCAACGTCTTCTTTAGTAATTGAACTGGTAACAGGTGGTTTATCTTGTTCGTCGGTAGTCTGCGCTTTATCACCTGTCTTGTTAATGTTGTCGTTGAACGCTTGAATCAATTCAGATGTTTTATTTTTAAACAAGTTAATGACACCTTGGTTCATACCTTGTCCAATAATCTGATCAAAAACAAACAAGTCAGCAAGAACCCCAATATCAACTACTGCTTCCTGTGAATATCCTGTACTTGCCGATGGCTTAACCACCGCACTAGGCGGACTAAAACCACGTGAATTCGTGTTAACAGCAGACTGTACAAATACTTCTCCTGGAAGGCTGCTACTTTTTGAACTAGCGGGAACAACAGAGCCGTCATAACCACTGCGGTACGATCTTGAAGCAACCTCGGCTTCACGATTAAGGATGAAGTCAAATGCAAAGTTAGCATTACCTGGAATAGGACTAATGAATTGAGCAGGGTCCTGATTCATCCAGTACTGAGTTCCTTGCGTTGACTCAACTGACCTCATAAGAACGTCAGGATTAAACTGAAAATGAAAACGCCGTTGCGACAATTGTTTGGCGGCGGCGTCATTGTAACCTTCGCTAATCATGCGCATATAGCCACGCTGGGTTGGGAAGTTAGACTTATTTGCAGCGTTACGGGTATTTGCGGAAGGCCAAATAAAAGCAGGATTGTCATCGGTCCCTACCGCAGTAGGGTTGTCACCTTTAAAACGCTCATCTTCATAATTACTAAAGTTATAAAACTGATTAGTTGAGTAACGATCAGACATTAGATACCTCGTAGAGCAGCGTTCTTCAAACGGCGAGTAACGATCGTAGCAACTTCTTCCGCTGCCTTACGTGCGTCAGCAGCCGTGTTACCACTTGATTGAATGTAGATGTTTGGAGCAATCGTAATTCCACCACCGCCACCACTTACGATCACTGATCCACCAGCGTTCTTAGTTGGGATCATGGGATCGCCAGCAGGTTTACTTCCATAGGTAGTAGAAGTGCCTACATTTGCTGGCAGATCAACTGACGGCAGTTTCCCTGCACCAGGCCATGCAATGTTCCCTCTCACAATGCTTTCAAAACCGTTGTGGGCATTTAGTTGATCAAGAAGAACTTTAGCAACCGCCTTTTGTTGTTCAGGAGTTGCAAGGTGTGGACTCTTTGCATACTGCGAACCCCCCGCACGATCCCAGTTGTATTGATTCATGGCAAAGCCACCCATGAGTTTTCCGTCTCTATTGTTTACAACACGTGTCCAGTCCTTCTGTTCGTGTAGATGCAAAGCCTCAAGATCGGCATCAGTGAAACTGACTGGAACGTAGTAACCCCAACCACCGTATGAAGGTGTGGTGCGGAATTTAAACCCAGCAGGAATTTGAGATGCTGATGGTACTCCCTTAACAACATCTGAACCACGCTCACCAATTGAAGAACTACGTACTTTTCGCAAAGCAACCATACGTCCAAAAGCCCCACCACCAAGGGCTGTAAGGGTTCCTTCACGACTAAGGGCCAATGACTCAGCAAGACTTATTTGCGAGTGGGAAACAATTGCCCGACCAGATGTAGAAGTGTGTCCTTCAAAAGAACCACCAAATTGGGTAGTGTCATCAAACTGGGTAGCCCCCGCTGGGCGCCCCCATGGAGCGCCAGCCTTCTCATAATCACGACGGCTATTTGGTAATTCTGCTGGCTGTACGTGCCATGGTTCGTTGATGACGTCACCAAAGGTTTTCAAACCAAAACGAGAAGCATTCTGCTGAAGCCATTCTTCGTCTGCCTTCGTAGCAAAGTTTAAGTCAGCCGCAAGACCCAATTCATGCATGCTCAACCCTGGAGGTGCCGCATCTGGATCACTGCTTCTGATCTTCTTCCAGAACGATCCGTTCCAAAACACACCTGTATTTTCAGATGTCTTGGAATACCTTCCTGTAAACAGAGTGCGTTGCTGGCTTGATGACCTGTATCCATTTCCAATAGTAATACCTGGACGTGTGTTCATTAACTGCTGAAGACGTTGTGCAAACGTGTTATGTAAACCATCTGTTCTGTAGGAACCACGACTTGTTGTGACAAGGTTCTTATTACCAGCGCCACTCTCTGGTGGGTCACCCGCAATACCACTAAGGAAATTAAACGTCCCACCTATCATGCTGGAAAAACCCTTATAGAACATATTGTTTTTACTACGGATACGACCACTGATAAGAGCAGACGTAAACTCTTCTAGTTTTTGTGTCAGTTTTTCCATTGCTTGGATATTGCGTTCGTTTGCAGCAAATGCGCCCTTTTGCTTGTTGTAGAACGACTCTTCACGTTGTTCACGACGGGTATCTGTAACTTCACGCTCAGTAGCAAAGTTCTTATCAACACCCATCGTCTTTAATTGGGATCGGTCAGATGGGTTGTACATCCCTTTACCAGGGTTCTTCTTTTGATACTGGATATTCTCCATTGCATATTGGATAACAATGTCCTGCATTTCAACAGGGACTCCCAATGCCGTAAGTCGGGCACGGGTCATAGATCCCTGTTGCTGTGCTCCACGCACTACATTCTCATTGGTCAATCCAGAAGCCTGAACGATTCGCTGAATGACCGCCATCGGATCTCGTTGGACGCCACCAATACCGTACAAACCAGTACCCATAGTCATGGTCATGCGATTGTTTACTTCAGGAGATGCCATAACTTGAAGCATGTTGGCAACATCTGAAGTACCCAATGAGTAACCAGTGATCGCTCTAATGGCTTCAACACCTGGAGCCATACGCTGGGCGTTGATACCAGTGGTTGCTTGCAAACCAAGCAACGTATTAATACCGTTTACACCGAGACGGTATCCCTGTAGTGGCTTACGAAAGCCGCTGTAGTACTGTTGTTGACCAATACCACGAGACTGTTGATAGAAAACAGCAAGACGATCCGCTTCCAAAGACCTGTCATAACTACGTTCAATGCGTGCGTCTAAATTGGCAAGTTGGTTTCTAACTGCGCTATTAATGGCGTTAATAGATTTCAAAGCCACACCCGCACCAACCAGGTATGGATTGCCAGTCATCATCCCTGCTTGCATGAGACCACTGCTTACTCCGCCACCACCCCCACCCCCTCCTCCAGCCGCAGGTGCTGCCGTAGGTTGAACCGAGGCCCTACTTGCAGCAGCAGCAGAAGCGATGGCACCAGCAGTAGTGGTAGAAGCAGATGCAGGTGCTCCACTACCTACACCCATTCCATTGATGGCACGACCAGTGTTATTTACTTCTGAATTAAGGCGTTTTACTTCTGTTTTAAGTTGCCTTACTTTGTTGATCAGTTGGTCGTATGTGCCAAGCCATTGGTTGGCAATAGTGCGATCAAGGCGAAGACCTACACGAGCGTTAACGTCTGCCGTGTTGTTACTTTGCGGGGAGCCACCAAAGGCACCAGCCGCTGTACTCGGTTCTTCAGGCATTGCTCATCAGTCTCCAGGGGTACGCCACTTACTCATTGCAGACCAGTACTCCCGTTGGCGTACTGTCATATTTTGTATGTCCGTGAGCGAAAAGCCCTTGTAAACCGAGGCGATCAGATCGTATTCCCAGTATATATGAACCAGATTAACCGAATAGAAGGGATGCCCAATCAAGCACGATGTTTAGATCCTTACCACACGTGGCGCACTGGGCATTCACCTCCCCAATGACAGGTCCTGGCTGACTTTCCAGAAGTTTCTTTACCAAGTCATTGCGGTCTTTTAAGCCAAGGTTCTTAGCCCAGTCCTGTGGGTTTGCCATCTTTGGAGACACCAAACAACGGGCCAACATGAGGGTGTTCTGCTCGGCAGTAGTCTTAGCACGCTTTGTAACAACTTCACTATCGGCACCATTTGGCAAACGAAGTTCTACAGACGATCCGTTGTTAAGTGTGAACTTAAGAGGTTCGTGTGGATCTACATCTATTTCACGGTTCTTGAACTCATCAAGAGAAATAGAGACATCATTAGAAGCAGTACATGATCCACAAGACACCACATACTCACGAATCTTACCGTAGGTTGCCTCAATAATCTTGAGAAATAAGAGATCTCTGTCACCAACAATAAGGCGCTCAATGACGCTGGGGTTCTCTTGAACGTTGTAAGACCCCACAGTGAGCACTGCCCTTTTAAGCAAGGTCGTCATGTACTCGGCATACACAACGTTCTTGCTTTCAAGGGCGGCTAATGCTTCTTCGTCAAACCCGTTAAGTTCACGAACTGTTGCCGAGGTTTCCCACGAATTAGTCTCATCATTAAAATAACCACAAATGAGTTCTAATGTCGTTGAAGGTGTTTTGGCAATCTGTGGGATGTCGTCACCCAATGCAACATTGAGTGCGTCAGCCTGCTGTTTTTGATCCATTTTGTGCTCCTAAGTTGTAGTTGTATTAGATCTGTGCCATGTCCTGGGTACCCGACCAGTCAATGTAGAACCCTTCGTGGTGAACGGTCATGGATTGAATCAGGATGTTGTTGTCTCCAGCATTCAAGTCGGTCAACGCATAAGCACCAGGCCATGCGTTGTACAACTTAAATTGCAACTTGACATTACCAGGAACAATCTCTGAGGTCACCTCGCTACCATCATACTGGTAACGCAAACTACCACCACCATTAATGTTGGTGCTGGTATGCGGGTGATCATAGACACGAACGAGAATATCGCATCGGTAGTCATCACCTGTAGCAAGACCTTCTCCACCTGAGACACCACCACCTAGCCAAGCATGCATGAACTTCTGCCACTTCCACAACTGGTCCTGACCAGCGAATGCGCCACGTGCAAACGACACGGGGGCGAAATCAGACTGGGCGACCATCTTGTGTGGGTGGGTATTCATCCCACCTTCACGGTAGGTGACAATTTCATTGGTAACCGAAATACCGCTGACCTGAGCAAACCCCAATTCACCGATGTTACCAAGGGTGGTATTGAGGGTTGAGTTCGTGTTCTTTGGAAGGATCTGAACACGGAACTTAAAGTTCCGCAACGGATCGGTACGTTGTACTGTTGCCATGATTTATGGACTCCTTGGATTAGAGTGCACCAGCGCTGTTGCCAGCCCACTGGGTGAGGTTGATTACGATGAATTCGGCTGGATACTGCAAGGCAACACCAACCTCAATGTTCACATATCCGTCTTCAATACTGGATGGCGTGTTGTTAGACGAGTCGCAAACAATGTAGAAAGCGCTGGGTGCATTGGCACCCTTCAGGTTTCCACGTGCCCAGAAGTCCGTAAGGGTGCTGGACAGCGAAACCTTGATGCGATCCCACAAACGCTCGTCGTTTGGCTCAAACATTGCAAACTGCGTCTGAGCCTCAAGGACGGTGCGCAGGTAGGAAAGAGTACGGCGGATCGTGATGTACTTCTCTGGGCGATTCTTTGCCAACGTGCGAGCACCATTGATGATGGTCCCACCACCAGCAATCGTACGAATGCAGTTGACATGGTTCGTGGAGTACAACGTTCCCTGATCGGCATCCGACAGCGTGGTCACCAAACCAAAAACGTTCTGGAGATCCAAGAAGTAACCAGCAGGGGCCTTAGCAACGCCACGGAGATTCTCCGAGCGAACATAAGCACCTGCAACCGCACCACCAGAATAGGTATTGCGGATGGCGGTAGGACCACTCTTGGACGGGTCGTACATCTTCAGAGCAGGGAAATACACCGCACCGTATGCACCGTCAGTCGTGCTGTAGTTAGCAACAGCGGTCTGCACGTCAGCCTTGCTGGCAAGTTCAATGGCGGTGTCAATGATGACAAACGCATCACCACGGCTGGCAGCGTAAGCAAGTGCCTGGTTGATACGGGTACTAGAAACCTGACCAACCAAGTTGATCAACAGTGGACCACCAACGGTGCTCAGGTTCGTAACAGCGGTTGCCCACTCGGTGTCAGCGCTAACTGCACCTGGGGTGACGGCATCTGAACCACCAGTCAGCGTGAACGTTGTCACATAGTCGCCAACCGAAACGCCCGATACCGTAATGGTAGAACCACTACCGATCGTTGCTGGAGTCCCTTGAACCTTAAGATACGACGAATACAGATCAAGAACCGTCTTGAAGTAACGGCTGGAAGATGCATCAAACGACAGTTCCTGCCAGCGCTCAACTTCAACCGAAGTTCCCGAACGGGTCTCGTTAATGGTCAACGAGAAAAGAGTTGAAGCCTGAACCTTTGGCGCAGTAGCAACGTCGGCAAGTGTGTTCGGGTCATACGTAACGGTAACCGAAACGTTGTCTCCCCAAGCACCCTTAGTTGCAGCCTCCATGACAAACATGGTGGAAGCAGCAGATGCACCAGTTAGCGTACCCTGGTAGGTGTACGACGATGCAACAGCCGTGGTGTCAAGAACACGTGACACGTATGCATCACGACCACCGTTTGCAAAGTAGTGGTAGACAGCGTAGCCAAGGTCATAGCCCTGAGCCAGTTCTCCAAACTTCGTCTTGTACTCGTTCCACGAGGTAACAAGGGTTGGGGTAGATGGACCACGCTCGGCGGTGCCCACAAATGCGGCAGCAGTTGCGGCTTGGCGGACGCTGATGTTGCTGGTAAACGGAGTCTCACGTACGTAGACTCCTGGGCGCTCGTATGCCATTGTTTACTCCTAAATAAAAGGTCGGTAGGGTTCAAATTAATTTGTCTGTTCAAGTGTAGTTGAAACAGAAAGTACTTTCTTGACACCAGTTAGTAGGGTCGTCGGGATCTCCGACGACATCTGTATTGTGTAAACCTTACGAAAGATACGCTTGCGGTAACCAGCCTCTGGGTCAAGCAAATCTGCTGTAGCCCAGTCCAAAAGGTCTAGTCGGCGGGATGTCCCGTCCGCTCCAATAAAGATGGAGTTATACCTAAAGGGGGTGACTTCCGTAAGAATCTTTGCACTGAGTTGTCGGTCGTGTAGGGCACTTCTTGTAAAAGTAGAAACTTGATACAAAATGTCTATAGGGGTAAATTCAGTGGTGCTGAAGTGGGCATTCCCGTCCACTAATGGGGGCGAACTGGCGCTGGATTCACTAGGCCAGTAGTCAATGTTATTTGGGTGCCCCGCTCGGTCGGTGTACAAAATTGTGTCTGAATGTTGACGGTTTTTTGCATGCACCACGTCAATAAGTTCCAACGTGATAAACGGGTAATACCGTTCTGTTTCACCCTCTGGGTAGCGAAAAAAGACTTGTACGGGGCGATTTACTTCTCGGTCATCTGTAACGGTCAGTCCAGAAAAACGAAGTTTGAGGGCTTCGTCTTCAGCAAGAAGGAATCCAGTCTTCATGCTTTAGTGCCCTTTTCCAAGGCTTTTTGAATCTTAGAAGCACCACGAACCGCACCTTTACGCAAAAGAGCCTGTGGTCCTCGTGTAGTCCCACCATACTCTGCCTCAGCGGCATCACTCCCAGAAGCACCATACACAATTTGCATGTGCTCATCGTCGTACTTTACGGAAACCTCAGCCGCAATACCACGATCCGTATACTGGCGCCGCAATCTATCTTCCTCTTCTTGAAGAGCAGCGGCAAGAACAGCACCCATCAAACTGGGAAACCCACGGGTTTGCTTTTCCATTTCAGTGATTGCCCAAGGCAACCCAGATATAAACTTACCAGAACTAGGGGATGTAGCAGACGATTGTCCATTCACAATGGATTCCTTAGTTCTAGGCGTTGTAGACCTTGGCGCTCACCAAGATTGATTAAATTTTATCAGATGCTAGGTAGTGAGGCGGGCCACGGTAGGTCTTGGATGCCCATGGCAGTGGGACCTGGATCAAATGGCATCTCTTGGTTGATGTAGACCTCAATACCTTCAACGACAATCAACACGTCATCACGAAGGCGTCCACGAACTCGGTAGGTGGCAAGGCTGAAGTACCGACCGTCATAAAGAAACATGTCGTTTAGGTGACGCTGGTATTCGTAGGGATCAGTTACCCCAGCGGTCCTAAAGTCCTCAATAGATGCCACAAAGTTGGTCAACTCAACAGGCTGACGACCCTCTGGAATAGCCCGCTTCTGGTCCTCAGTCTCAGTGATCATTAGGACAGGGATGGTCACTCCAGTCTTGTACTTGCGACCTCCTGTGCCTACGATGCCTTCGTCGTAGACATCGTCGTACTGAGAACCAGCACTGGCTGGGGAGGTAAATGGCATGTACTCAAACCAGACCACCGTCTCGCCGTAGTTCCTCGTGTATTCACGATAGTGACGGCGGATCTCCGCTACTTCACGCCGTAGGTCCATTAGATGAAGGTGTTGTTAGAGTAACCAGTGGGCGGGTCAGTATCAATAAAAACGTCTTCACGGAGGTTGTCAATTGGGGCTTCTTCCAACTGGATGCTTTCTTTATCTTGGTTCGGGAAGATCCGCTCAATCGGACCGTAGTCTCCGAGTTCTTTAGCCTTGTAAATCGGCACGTACCTATTAGTTGTACGAGACACACGGCGAAGATTGAAGATCTCAATCCTGTCAACGCCAATGTTCAAAGCACGGGCTTGCGTATTGTATTGGTTGCTCCAATACGCCAGAAGGCTCTGAACCATGCGGAAGCGCTGGCTTGCAGGAATGTGCACGGACTCTGAAGTCATCACGTCAATGTCACGGCTGAACTCTGACATCAAAGCGCCGAGCGCTTCAACAATAGTCCCAAGACCAATAGTTTCAATGACAAGAGCAGACATGTTCTCAAGAGGAATCTCAAGACTGAATGTGTGCTGAGAAATAGCCTGTCGGGCATAAAACTCAAGGTCTGCTGGGGAGACCCATTCGTAGTAGTAGCCCTCAACCATGATCTTGGAGTTGGTTGCGGGGGTAGCAGCAAGGCGAAGAATGCCGTTGCGGGAATCCAGTGAATACTGTGAGGTACTCAACGTGCTGACAGACGCACCGACATTAGAAGCAATCCACACACTATCGGCATCAATGTTTGGATGACCCAGTTCATAGGTACGTCCAGCCCCATCAAAAGAAACCTGAAAGAACTTGGGGAAGTCACGGAGGTACGTCCTAGCCACTTCCATAACGTCTTCTAGGACGTAGTCAGCATAAATAGCCATATAGACTATTTTACTTCAATTACTGATCGCCTGAGCCAGTGCCAGGGACAGTGTCTCGGTACGGCTGATTTACCTCTGGTTGTGTTTCTCGGTGCCTGTGGGACATGACGCCACGAACTCGTGTGATGTCTTGGGCGGTTCCTGTTGGGAGCGGGATGGGCCGTTCAGTGGTCATGCTGAATCCTTTGCGACTACATAAGAAGCCCACGAACCGTTGACAAACGCAAGGTATTGAGAAGCGGCGTTGGTATAGGAATACAGTTTGGCTGGTTGTGGGTGAAGGTTGGAACGAAATGCTTCCATGACCTCATCTGCCCCATCCCGAATCTGCTCAAGAATGTGCAACTGCAATTCCGCAAACAACGTATCGTTTTCTTCGCATGCGTCAATAAGAAGATGATGTTCCATCAAAGAGATGTACTTGTCTTCAAACTTGACAAGCGGGCCGTTTACTGTCTTGATGATTTCATAACTCATTGTGTTACCACTTTCCTAATGGACATGTTGATGACTTGATAGCGGTCTTTACTTTCATAAAGCAACCGCACTCTTTGCAAGTGTATGTGGGCTTGAAGAGCCGTGGGCATTCCTCACAGATCTTCAGGCGTTCTTTGGCTGTAGTTACGTTGATCATACTGGTGAGTATACAAACCGTTCAATGGATTGTGCTTGGGCAGCAACAGTGCCGATATAGGATGGGGCAATCATCATCCCAGCACGGCGTCGCCTATTTGGGGATGCTGGAGTAGAAGAAACAGAACTGGTAGTTCCATTAGCCATCTGTGCATACAAAGTTAAAACACCTGCTTTGCTGGCGCTTACCTGCATTACAGAAAAGCGCTCAGTTGTAGAACTAGTGTTCTGCACTGAGTAGGATGTTTCTTGAGTAACAACACCTGCAACGCTCTTCAGCAACTGTACTCGGTACTGAGTTAGCAAAGTAGCACTATAGGTATCGCCAGGAACAGT